ATGAAAAATTTTGAAGTCGAAATCTGTTCATCAGAAAACATCAACAAAGATTGGTATGTATATATCTATGATACAAACCAACAAAAGATTATCCAGAAATTTTACAAAGGAATTAATGTTGATTATGATGCTAATAATCGAAGAATTCGGTGTGAAGCGTTAAAAGAATCCATTGAAAAAGAATTGAAATCCGGTTGGGTTCCTAAATCTAAAAAGAAACAATTACCCCAACCAGAAGACAAAGGTTATAATATTATTGAAGCATTTGATATTGCTTTTAAGATATTTGATAAAAAAGTTCAGCGCAATAAAATGGCTCCAAAAACGCTTAGTGATTATACATCAATCTATAAATATTTAAAAATTGAAATTACATCATTAGAGTGGCAAATTTTCGATATAAAAGATTTTAGCACTTATCATATAAAATTACTTTTAGAAGGCACTAAAGAGCGTCAAAATTGGTCAAATAAGAGATATAATAAAGCTTCTGATGTATTGCGTTCAATATTCACTGTGTTAAAAAAAGAATTTATTGTAAAAGGTAATCCTGTTCATGGTCTTGACTATCTTAGTGAAGAAGAACCGGAACCAATTGATTTGTTTACACCAAAAGAACAAACCAGAATAATAAATCATTTTAAAACTGTTTGTCCAAGATTTAATATTTTCTTGAAAATTATACATCAAATAGGCATCCGTCCCGGGGAAATAAGGGATTTAAAATGTTCAATGGTTGACTTTGAAAAGAATATGATTGTGTTACCCAAAGAGATTACAAAAAATGATAAGATTGGGCTTGTTCCTATTACTGATGATTTGAAAGAAGACTTGCTTTCACTTGGGATGGACAACCCAGATTATTATATATTTGGTATTGAATCACCTTATTGTCGAAGAAAAGAAAAATTGTTTCTTCCTTCTCCATATCAAATTTCTAAAAACGTTGCTGGTAATATTTGGAGGGATAATGTTCATAAAAAACTACACATTTACAAAAAGATGTATTGGTTTAAACATAAAGGAGCCAATGACAAAGAAGCAAATGGAATGCCTTTACATATAATCAAAGAATTATTGCGACATTCTGGGGAAAACATCACCAAAATATATGCTACAAAACACCAAGAAAGAGTTTTAGAAGAAGCAAGGGCTTTAATCCCTAAATTTGAATAAAACAACAAAGCCCTGTTAATTCAGGGCTTCATCATTAGATTGATATAATAGTTTATTGTTTTGTGAAAATTAGGCCTGAAGTTTTTGGGATATAATATTATCACCATTTTCTTCAGTAAACGTTTGAGATCTAACATTAAACTCAACATACTCGTCATTGTTTTGAAATATTCCTGTACTCTTGTTTGCACTAGCATTTAAATCTAATATAGGTCTATTATTAACTCCGGACAGATTTGTCTTTTGTAATTTATCATACCTTTTCATCAGATAAGCAAACCCATCAGGATAATTAATAATTCCATTACCATTCTTGGGGGTAAATACCGCAAAATGCATGTCTTTTTGTTGTTGCTGTGTAAATCTGTCTTCAGTCCGGCATGAAAATAAGAATGTTAGAAAAAATCCCCCTAATAAGGAGACTCGAAATAAATTTTTTTTCATTTAATTTAATTAAAAACGGTGTGAATTTATTAATTGCAAATGAAAATTATTTACGGGAAACCGTAATTTCTTATAGAATTATTACTACAAAAGAAAAACCCAGCAACTCATGCCAGGATAAAACATCTCATTTTTTTAATTTATTTCAATTCAAAATGTGGTGCATCGAATGGATTTTTCCAATCGCCACCCCAGGTTATGCCAATTCCTAATTCTTTTGCTACTTTTTTAATATGATCAGAAATAAGCTTTAGATTCTTAATTGTGTCTTTATGATTTAATTGGACCTTGCCCAAGAAAAAAGGATATAAATCCACAGCATGCCCATATCCATCTATTTTCACTTGGTGATTAGACTTATTCCGGATACCATCTGCATTTGTAACCCTATCCATTTTACCAGTATTAGGATTTATTTTACTACGGCCCCAGCTGTAAAACTCCTGTTGTTCTTTAAGTGTTCTTACACCTTGAATTATGGTGAAGTCTACAGGACTATTTGCAATAGCAACTTTCATTATTTTAACTAAATTTGGATGAACACCTTCCAAATTTTTATTACTTCTTTCACCTAATTTATATGTCATAACCTTTTTTATTAAATAATATTTTAATTCCTGGTATTGTAATAACCCCAATCAAATAAATAAGTATATATAACCACCAACTATTGCTTTTACGCTCTAATTTAGAATCCTTGGCCTTTTTAATGCTGTTGTTTTCTGCTATAAGCTTATGGTTTATTTCTTTTTGAGTCTTTATTTGATTAATAAGATTTTCATTTGAAAATGAAAGTTGTTTATTTTCAGATATGAGTTTGTTTATTTCAGATTTAAAAGCTTCCTTAGTAATGCTTTCACTAACTTCTGTTTCTGACTTTAGATTTCCATTCTCATAAAACTCTCTGTTTTTTGAAGTTCTTTGAGAGTTTTCATTTTGTTTTTCAGAAGCTGAATTTTCAACTAATCCGGATGATTTAATTACAGAAGTATTTTGTTTTTCTGTTTTATTTAGATCTTCAGAAGTTATATTTTCTATTTGAGAATTTTCAACTTTTGTTTTCACCTCTTCTTTAACTGTATGAACTTCTCGCTGCCTGCTTACACAAGCAATTAGAATCATGCTAATTATCAGTAATAGTATCTTTTTCATTTTCTTTCTCCGTCAAATAATCATGTAATTTTTCGCTTAATTTACCGTTTTTCTCAAGTATAGATAACAATTGCTTTAAAGAAGCATCTGTTTTTCGTCTTACCTTAGCATCTCCTTTTTCTCTAACAGATTTAGCTTCTGTAAAGATCAGAGCCAATGCAAATAAAAGAGTCACTACCGGAAGAGCAGATAAAGGAAATTCCAGATAATAAGAAATTGGAATAATAGCATCAAATATTAATGCAAATACTAACATTGCATAATAGTAGCATAACTTTTCTATACTTCGTCTGAATCCCTCACTACTTGTATGTTCTCCTAATTTTTTGGATTTCTTTATACCAAAATAAAGATCAATAAGCATAGCCAATAACACACATCCCCATGCTACTGAAATGACAAACATTTTAAGCCATAATACATGATAATCATGCTTTAAAATTTCTAAAATCATAATGTGTTTTTAATTTCCAATAACCCTTAAGTATACTATTGTATTTGCTACAGCATGAGCTTCCAGACCATCTACATTTGTATTTAATATTAGCACCAATGTCTCTTTGCTTTCAAATAGAGAAACTGTAATACTCGTTAAACTTTTTGAGGTAACTACACCAATAGGGGCATTATTTGAAGTAGCCCCAGCCAGTTCTGTGGTTATAAATACACCAATTATATTTATAAACCCAGCAGAAGCAATATTAAATACTGCACTGGATGTTCCGGTTGTAATACTTCCGACCCATTCTTTTGTATATGTTGTACCGAACTGCTTTACAACAGATGGTATTACGGGTTTATTATTTAATGAATTATAATCTTTACCTTGAATAAATGTAATATCATTAGCGGTTAGGCTGCGAGCTGGAGAATTTGCAAATATTGGTTCATTTATTGGTGCAAATGCTGATAAATCTGGTTTATTATTTAATAAATTGTAATCCTTACCTTGTAGAAATGTAACATCACTTGTTGTTATATCATGTGCTGGAGAAGCTGAAAAAATAGGATCCGTCTCTGTACTTCCACCACTACCTGTTACAATTCCCATTGTACCATCTTCCTTTGCAACAACTCGCTTAGTATAGCTAGCATCGCCATCTGCATTCTGTAAGTTTGTTTCTAGTTTTGGATTTTTGGCATCTGAATTATCAATAGTTACAAATGTTGATTCAGAAGAAATAGTTTCAATGCCAGAAAGATCATTTAAATCTGACATCCTCACAAATACATCTGCACTTTCATTTTTAAATTCGGCTAAATCATAAGATGATGGGTCAAGTTCGCCACCTCCTGACCCTGAATTAAAATTTTCACCTAACAATTTTACAAGTGCATCTCTATCTCCGGAAAATGGAGTGCCAAAAGCAGAACTAACTTCTGAACTATTGATTGTAATTCTATTGACACCAGAATATTCGCCTGAGTTTTCAGATATATATAAAATATTAGGCTGTATACGACTAAGATGAATATACTGTCCTGGTGGAATTACTGTAATTATTTTATCTGAATCAGTACTTAGTACAATATTTCCAGCACTGTTTTTATCAATTTTCATGGTGATATGAATTTTATTATCTCACTATTTCCCAATCAGAAGCTTGTGTAAAGTATCTTCCTTTATTCTCCTGACATTCTTGTTGAGTAACCATTAATAGTCCTTGTCTGAATAGCTCCGGATCTGATAAAATTGCATTATCTGGTATATTCAGGTCATTAGCTAACTGTTTAATTTCATCATAAGTCAATGTGAAAAACCTTGTTAAGGGCTGACTTATCTGATTCTGTCCATTCTCACCATCAATATAGCAGCTATCTTTTATTCTTAATACATATACATTTTGTCTAGGAATATATTGTATAAGATCTATTTCTATTTGTATAAATCCAACACTTGCTGGTGGAAATTGTCTCTTTGATTTTGTTTTTATTGCAATCATGATGTATTTTTTATAATTCAAGTATGCCTATTATTTTTTCATCAAAAGGGTTATAATGGAATACTTTGTATATACTTCCTGTTTTTAAGGTTATCGCATTAGTTGTTTCTACTTTTGGAAGTCCTTTTTCTATAAATATGAATTTATTGTCTGTACGCGGGGAAAAGGCTCTACTAGACTCAACATATACTGTATATTCATCTCCTTTATTTATGTCTATATACCAAGTGTATGGTGAATTTTTTACAGTAATAATATCACCATGATAACTACTTAGGTCTTCAAAAGATTCATCATGTACGGGTCTTTCTATTCTTGTCTTGGTCCCTAATGTGCCATCTTCTTTTGCTACAACATCAAAATTGAACAATGGGTTTCCTTCTGCATCTTGAAGATGTGTTTCTAGTTTTGGATTTTTGGCATCTGAATTATCAATAGTTACAAATGTTGATTCAGAAGAAATAGTTTCAATGCCAGAAAGATCATCTTTATTAGCCTTTGTTTCGTTTATATCATCCAGGACATCAGCAACACGCACTTTTGAATTAGCATATTTAGCTGTTTCATTCCTTATTTGTTGTGATTTATCACTAATACTTTGTTCGCTCATTATTCAAAAGTTTGATCAAATGTTAAATCAAATATTTTTTGTTCATCAATAGTTTTATTGGAAGTAGTACAACAATGACTTTTTTTAACTGGTGCATCATTATAACTAACTGTTGAAAATTTGAATCCGGTAATCTTTTTAGTTTTCCCGCAAGAACATGTACCTATACAACCACAGTTTAACATACAATTACAAGTGTCAAACTTTGGAAATAGATCCTTATTAGTACACAAATACCCTAATACACTTTCATAGGCTAACATCCCCATATTACGGTACTTATTGGAAAGATCATTTATTACTTTTGGTGGTGTAGGAATGGAAAAATCATTCTGTTTTCCTACAATACCATTTGCTGTGTCATCATATGGATTAATTAGGACATATCTAGCATAAGAATAATAAACCCATGCCTTTTTGAATCCCAAGTTTTGTTGAAGCTTTCCATTATTATCTATATAAGTTCCACCACAGATGAGGTTCCTATATTTTTCATCATCAGAATTCCAGTTATCCAAAACATCCTGAACAAATTCAAAACAAAATAAAGGGATGATGTCAAAAATTTTGGCCTCTTCAGTGCCTATACAAAGCTTTTGAATATTGCAGTGTTGAGCAACTAATCCAATACAATTAAAATCAGATTGTTTTATGTATAATGTTAAATTTTCACAGTCCATTATTCAACGCCTTTTACTGGTAAGTAATTAATAGGTATTCCCGTTAGTTTTGATAGTCTCTTTTCTAGCTTAAACCTTTCATATTCATTCTGTTCCCAGTAAAATCGCTTCATTTCTGAATAAGTCTCGGCTGAAGTCCCAAATAATGCACCACTTCCGGAATAAACTAATGGTTCAGGTATATTATTAAAGTTCCCTGTAATATTTTGTCTTAGAGTTTTTTTAGTACCCTCAAAAAGCTTATCATCAAATTGAGGCTTTACTTGTTCTACTGAAAATGCTTTTGATAAATCATCTGTTGACCCTTCCGGAACATCAATAACCATTATACTATCTGCATTTTCAGAACCTATATTATTTTTTAATTCTTGATTGAATTTTTCATTTTCTTCATCACCACCATCATATTTCTTAATAAATACTTTTCCAAGCCATCCACGGCGTGCCTGATTATTATTATACTTAGAAATACGATATTCAGTGTCCATATCATCATATACAGAATCCCACGGAGGTAATGCATAAATATATTTAGGTGTTAAATTCAAATAATCAACTTGCCCCCGGTAATTATAAACCAATTGTTGTGGTGTAGGTTCAATAATTCCCTTGAGTTTACAATCATTCTTCATCTGTTGAAGAATAACTTTTGGATTTTCATTATATGGATAAAACCACTTTGTATTTTCGTCTACATTTTTATAAACACCTTTTTTCTCTATAAAGTCTAACTGATAAAATTTACCCGGGAAACCATCATCATCCTCTTTAGATTTTACCATTGGTATAGAATCTAAAACCTTTAGATTTGTTTTTACAAATTTTGGTTTAAGGTTATCATAATCTACATCAATTGTCCATGAAATAAAGAAATAAACACCATATTGATAAGAAATTTCAATGGCAGCTAAATCTGAAATATCATTAAGGGTTTCGCCTTTAGTATTTACTATTATGTCACCGCCTTCAGCAATACCATTACCTACGATATATTTTTTCATCATATTGGCACATCTCTTTGCTGTAGGTGAATTATTGATAACCTTATCCATTCTTAAGTTGTACAGGTTATCATAATCTGTAGTATATATTTTCGTATCATTACTAACAACAGATATATCCCTACTGTGTAACTCTATATTGGTTGCACGTAGGGATTTTCTATTGTTATGTCTGCCAGATAGTGACATGAAAGTTTATTTTGAAATTATTCTATAATACCACCAGATGTTTATTCTTTTTCAATCAGCTTTGAACTGATATAAGTGACCAGTTCATCTTTTTTTAAAGACTGCCATTCTTCTTTTGGAAACTCCTGTTCCGTTGCTAGCTGCTTAAGTTTCTCTTTTGTGAATTTTGATAAATCAACTACATCGCCAGATGTTTCTTCTTCCTCCAGCTCTATAAATTTCTCTGGAAGAATTCTGAATTGATTTTTTCTTTGAATAATTTCTTCTTCAGTACCATGAGTAAGATAATTTTCAGCAAATTCTTCAGTCATCTTATTACCATAAGACCGATTCCGAATTGATCGTTTTAGCTCCTCATTATATACATCATAGGAATATATAATGTTATTATTTTTTAATAAGAATGTTTTTCCAGACATAATTTTTGTGTTTTCAGATGTTTGACCATTAGCAAATGCATGGAATAGATTCCAGTCTTTTGTACTACCACATGTAGGACATTCAGGTTCATATCCAAATTGCTCTTTAAATTGTCGCTTATATTCAGCCATTAAAGTGGAGCTATTTCTAACCCCACTTGTTCCAGCTTGTATAATTTCTTTAGGATCCATTATGCAGCTTCAAACTGATCATTAAAATCTGCATTTGCATCACCTCCTGTTTGAGGTTTATATACTAATGGCAGCATTGATTCCTGAGCATCATCATCTGACTGAAGAACTACTAATGAACCACCACCACCTTCAGCAATGTCATAGGTATAATCTCCAGTAGAAAGTCCATTTTCCCATCCATAAATTTCTACAGTTCCATCCGTTAGCTGTAATGCAACTACATAACGCCCATGGTCAAGCTTGTCCATCTGGCATTTTGCTTCAGAAGAAGCGCCAAGCATTAAAAATTGAACTTGGTGTAGATATTGAACAAAACCATTATCAGTTTTAGATTTTCCAGTAAAACCTTTTATGGCATTACCTGTTTCGGGTAATTTAACCTGAATACCTTTCTTTAATGAATTTAGTACCATTTGAACAGTATAGTCACAAGTTGTACCGCCTATATCACCAACTACAGAAGCTGTTTTATCAATATCATTTAGGTTAATAATAACTGCTTCTTGGAAGTATTTTTTAGGGAAATTACGGGCGCAACTGTAATCAATTTTACCCTTTAATTCCGCACATATAACTGTATTTGCCATCTTTTTGTTTTTAAATTGCAAGAATTAATTCATCCACTTTAGGAAATGCAGCACCCAGATAAGCGCCTCCACGCATGTATATTTTCTCATCATTTTCATTATGCCACATTTTGAAGAATGATAATTGATCTTTATCAGAAGTACCAATTAACATATTATCATTCTTAACCAACAAAGCACGATTTGGAGAAACTTTAGCAGCTCCAGGAACATTGTTTCCATTTAACTCTGGTACCTGGCTAATTACACCATCAAATGAAATTCTTGGTTTTATTGGTAAACCATTAAATCCAATATTATTCAGTGTGTAAGCTGTAGACTTTACAACACCTTCAGGGGAAATACATTGACAGTTTGTAGGAGCATTATGTCCTAATCTATTTAACCAGTTAGTGTAAGCATTTGCCATTTGCCAGGTAACCTCGAACATAAATGTTGATGGATCAAACCATGTGTAGTATGTGGCTAATTCATACATGTCAGTAAGAAGATTATATACTTCTTCTCCGGTCATCATTTGAGCCGATGCAGTACCTCCAGTGTTTTTAGTTATTTCAATTTTATTTTCACCAACAACTGCTGATGCATCTGCTTTTATCCAGAATCCATCAGAGCCTTCAAGTAATGGTGAAGTAGATGCACTATCAGCAAAATAAGCACGTCTCCACTTTGCATTCTCTAAACCTTGTTTGAATTGTTTTGCTAAATATTGCAATAATGCTTCATCCATATTAGGTTCATCATTGAATTTCTTGTAAGTATTCCAGAATTGTAGGAACTCCTTATCAAACTGGTTCAAACAGATAGGAATCTTACACTTGATAAGTGCCAAATCCCATTTAATACCAGAATAATCCAAATCCATTGAACATTCATTAGTTCCACATTCAGATTCATCAGCAACTGGGAACATTGTATAATCAGCTTTCTTTTCAATGATTGGAACAACCTCTCCCTGCTTCACACCATATAGAACCTTTTTCTCCTTCTCAATCTCATTATCTACAACGACATCATTAACTATTGCGTCTTTATAGTCGAGCATATTCGCTTCAGTGAAGGAATTCACCAAGCTAACAACATCATCTTTAAAATTATTTGTTATTGCCATCTTTGTTTTTGTTTTTTAAATTTTTAATAGCATCTAAAGCACGTGTCTTAGGAGCGTTACCATTAGTTCTAAATCCTGATCTCTTTTTTTCATCCTCATCTTCTTCATCTTCAAACTGAGCATCAAGATTTTTGAAATTGTTGATGATTGTAGTAGCATTTTCAAGCTTTTTATTTAAAGCAGATTTTTCAGACTTTAGATTTTTAACTTCTTCTTTTAGGTTTGAAACCTCTTCTTTCAAAGTTTCATTTTCAGCAGCAAAATCTTCAGCATTATCTTCAGCTTTTGCTACAATTTCAGTAAGTTCTTCACCCATGAATTTGTACGTTTCACCTGATGGCATTACATATTCACCATCATTACTTTCTCCGGCTGCTTTGCCGTCAAATATTGCCTTGTCTCCAACTGCTGGTGTATCATTTTCACCTAATTCATAAAAATCAAGCTCTGAGTTATCAGCTGTGTAGACAATTTTGTTTTTTGCACCTCCGAAAAAATCATCAATTTGATTTTTCAATTTATTCCAAGCGCTTTTTTTGTTTTTGTCTGACATATTGTTTTGAAATTTTTGTCTGTTTTGGACATTTCTTGAAATAATAGAGTTGAATACGGCTGAATTTTCAATAACTCTAACATTTTCTAACTCTGAATAGAATCCATATTTCTTACATTCTTCAATTGTAAGATCACGGCTTTCATTCATAAATTGAAGGGCTTCTTCTTTAGTAATAGATGTTTCTTCTGCATATAAATCAGCTATTTCATTATCTACTTTATCAAGATCTTCAAATATTTTTTGAGCTTCATTTTTGTCCATTGCAAAGGACCAGGACCACGCATTGTGTACAAATGGCTTTAAATATTTTGAGCCAATTCTATTTTCACGATCTCCTGCAAGAAGTATAATAACACCTGAAGACGCACAATATCCATCTACACGGGTTTTTACAGAAATGCTATTTTCTGTTTTAAATCTTTTAATAAGATTGTACATGCCAAAAGCAGTAGTTGTATCACCACCAAATGTGTGAATGTCAATTATCAATTCATCACCTTCACTAATTACTAGTTCCTCCAAAGAATCTTTTAAATCCTTTAGTGAATATTCACTGCCATCATTCATCCATTTGAATGGAACAATATCGCCGTAGATGATTATTTTATGTGTCATGAAAAAAAATAACTTCCTGTATTACAAAGTTTTTAATAAAAAGAAGTATATTTGTTCACACACAATGTTGGACATACTCACAACAAGTAATTGACTATCAGTCTTTTACTGATTTTTCACAACGTAAAATGTTATTTTGAATATGCTTATAGGATTAATTTTAATCAGCCTAGGTATTATTATGGCTATAAAACAGATTAGGAAGAAGCCCTCTGAGAAAAAATGTTTTCAGACAGAAGGGGAGGTATTAAATAATAAATATGTCAAGGACCATGAGAAAAAAATACTGGATGATAAAGAATATGAGGAGTATCTGGAATGGTGCCTTATTAAAGGTGAAGCCCCGGCAGAAAAAGATGGATTTGATAAATACCGAATGGAAGAATACCATATGTATAAAAAGTTATTAAAATATGGTATATCAGGACTTAGTAAATAATTAAATTTTAAAAAATGAAAAAATATTTATTACTTTTTGGATTAATAGGAATATCAGCTTGTAACAGTAGAGATGATAATAATTGTAAATGTTATGCTCAACAAAATGAACGAACACAAATGTTTGATCCAAGTGGCAAGCTTGTAAGTGACACAGGATGGAAAGCTACTTTAAACAAAACGGATGCTGGGACTGATTGTGATAAAAATGGAAAAGAATACAATGACAATTCAAGTGAATATACAGATAAAGATGGATATAGACATATAACTATGTATAAATTAGTGATTAGTTGCCAATAATCATTTTAGTATAACCACTTGCTGCATTAAGTGCAGGGCATTTTCTACAGTATTCAAATGACATTTTAGTACATCAGATACAACCCGCTTTCGTTCAGCGGGTTTTTCTATCCAATCATATTTTTGATATGTCTCAAAAATAAGGAGGTAATCAATAGCTGTGTTAATATTTTTAACTCCAATTCTGGTAATTGAAAAACAACTTTTTCAACAGTTCCGGTTCCTTTGATTCTTCTTTTCTGAACACCTTTATACAGGAACTTTTGCCCGTTAATGATTATTTCTTGGTTTATTTTTAATTCTGATAATTTCATTTTTGTCTTTTTAATAAATTGTTTTTTAAACCAGTTGTAAACAAGGTCATTCCGAACTTGGGTAATAGCCATTGATTGCAACCTGTCATAGCTAAATTTCATTTCTTTTGCAATTTCATCGGAACCACTCTGAAAATATTCTGTGAATTGCTTTAGTTCATAAAGGTTAAAAAAGACTGATTTAGACTTCATCTTTTCAACCCTGACTATTTCCTTCATTTTGTTATGAAGTAGGATTATTTGCGCTTTCTCGTTCGTCAGGAAGGCTTTCAACCCACCCTTGTTAACTACGAAATCAAAAAATCTAAAAGCATGAACACATTGTTTATCTTCAATAACCGCTTCACCTAATTTTTGAAGAAGATATTTTCTGTTTGCTTTTGCTTCTTCTGGGGAAATTGGTTTTTCTGGATTCAGTAACAGTTTCAAATTTTTGATTCCGTTGGTGTGAAGACTATTTTCTGTTTTGTAATTCTGATAAGCGTTTAGAACTTCACCTGCTTGGATTACTGAAAGATTTGGATAAACCTGAATAATGTTTCCACCAGTATCTAAAAGGTTTTTATCAATCCCCATTCGATAAGCTTCAATGACTTCTTCAGCGGTTAATGGGTATCTTCGTATGTAGGAACCAAATTCAGCCATTGCAAGTTCTTGTGGGCTTAATTCTTCAGGTAACGATCTTGCAGGTTTTGGTTCAAACTTAATTTGCAACATTGAAATTAAACGTTTGGTTAATTTTTCCCGTTCAGATGCTCCCTGTTCTTTGTCATTCAGCTTTGGATAAAGAATTTCACGTTTAACAACATCAGGTAAATTCTGTATATCTTGCACCGTCAATGATTTCTGCTGTCCCTGAAACTTTATCATTACCGTTTCGGTTGTTTGCAAATCCGCTGCTTGTGCTTTGATTATTTCCATTGTTATTTTTTTGTTTATTCAAGTACCATTCATATTCAAACCCCTGCCATCCATACTTTGCACTTGCTTTGATTGCTTCTGAAAACTTAATGTTGTGTTTTTTACATTCTTCCAAAACAAGTTTGATTGCATTTTCTGTGAACACCGCTCTTTTCTGGCGTCTTACCTCAATCCATCCGTCAGCATCTTCTTCTTCAACACCCAAGTCCAATATCTTTTTCTTGAAATCTTCTTTGCTGAAATACTTTTCTTTTTTTGGCGCAACTTTTTTTCTTTTGCTCGAATTCGGATTTATATCACCAGAATTTTCAGAAGAAACTTCAACCGGAATTTCTTTTATTATATTTTCTTCTTTTGGTTCTTTTTTTAAAAGAACATTAGAAGAAGATGAAGGGCTTTTTTTGGCTTTGATTTTGGTTTCGGTTTGGGTTAACCCAACTGAAACCACTGGGTTTTTATTTTCTTGAACTTCATCTGATTGATGTTCAATAACTTCTTTTCTTGGGCGACCTCCTTTTTTACCATTTTCTGCTTGTTTTTTATGGAAATTGGATGTTTTTTCACGTTCAATTTCAAGTCTTTTGTTGTAAATAAATTCATCCTCTTCAATGAATTTTTCTTTTAATTCATCAGAAAAATTAACCCACTCAATACCCACTAAAAACCCAAGCCTTTTTTTTGGTATTTTTCCATCAGTCCATTGTTTAGCCAGAATCTTGATATAAATACCTACTTCTTCATTTGTCAAGAAAATACATCCGGTTAAAAAATCCTGTGCGTATAATTGAAATGCTGGTGCTGTCATCTTATTCTTTGTATGGTTTCTAATATTAGATTATTGAAGGTATTTCCCCCATTTTCGGAAATTTCATTCCGGTATTCAACCTGAACATAATCACCTGTGTCAAGGTCAATTATTTTATAGAAGTTATTTGGTCTGGTCTGAATGCAGAATTGATTATCTGTATCTTCTTCAATAATCAAGTCCAT